GCACAACTACAACAGTTGATTCAACAACAATCAATGTACAAAATGCATTTGTGTTTGAAGGTGCCACTGATGACGCTTTTGAAACAACATTAACTGTTACAGATCCCACAGCAGACAGAACAATTACATTACCTAATGCAACAGGTACAGTGGCACTCACAAACAGTTTCACACATTTTCACAGTTCGGCACAAACTGTAACAAGTGGTGAAGCCACAACTAATGCTTCTGGCACAGTAGACTACACATTTAGTGAGCTGTCAGGTGCTATTCATTACGTGGCGTTTTTAAATAGAACTCTAATGAGAGCCAGTGAATACAGTGTGAGTGGAACAACATTAACGGTAAATAGTGGTGTACTGGCAACAGATGACCAAATTGAAGTAACAGGGATTAGTGTATAATGGGCAGAGGTAGAAAAATCAAAATTGGCGGACAGATGAGAGACTTTAGTGACCTTCGTTCACTGAAGTCATCAGAAATTGCCGCACACGAAGGTGGATCGAAAGACATTGATGAATTGAGATGGCGTTACAAGAAAAATGGTGACGTTGAATTTTTTACAGGTGATCCGGATGATGACGATATCACATTTGGTGGTTCAAAATCAGATCTAAGAAGAATTGAAGAAATTGAAAGAAATATTTCAGTACTAGCAACCAAAGTGGTCACAGCCAGTGATCCTAGCAACTATGATTCAGATGATGATGCTTTTGGTCAGGTGTTTGATGATGCAGTGCGATTCAAAAACAGTGCTGTGAGATTTTCAAGCAGTGCAGTGGTGTTTGATGGCTCATCAACCATACACTTTGGCAACAGAAAATTAGCGGCAGTTGATGATCCAACAGCAGATCAAGATGCGGCCACAAAAGCCTATGTGGACAGTCAAGTAGCCGGAGGCTCAGCATCAGTATCAGGTCTATCAGATACCACAATCACATCACCAAGTTCTGGACAAGTTTTAAAATACAATGGTAGTGCATGGATCAATGATACAGACACAGATACAAATCAATTATCAAGTTTATCAGATACCACAATCACATCACCAAGTTCTGGACAAGTTTTAAAATACAATGGCAGTGCTTGGGTCAATGACACAGATTCCACAGGTGACACTGTGCTGGCAGATGGTGTTATACAAGTGCCAAGAAAAACAGCAACAGAAAAAGATGCTATTAGTTCTCCAGTGAACGGTTATATGTTATACAACACCACAGATTCAAAATTACAAGTCTACAACGATGGATGGTTAACAGTTGGAAACAAAATTCCAGAATGGTCAACTGCTGAAGGATCTTTGGCAACTATTTTTGATTCATTAAGAAGCAGTTTCAGTGGTGTCACAGTAACAGCCTCAGACGCAGACAGCAACAGTTTAACATACTCAGTAACTGCTGGCAGTTTACCTGCAGGATTGAGTTTAAATGGTAGTACAGGTGCTATCACAGGTACACCAACAGCAGTTGGATCAGACACAACATCAACATTCAGTATCACAGCAACAGATTCAGATGGTGGGTCGTCCGGTGCTAGAGAGTTTTCAATCACAGTGAAAGCGCCAGTGGTAACAACATACAACTACACAAGAACAGTACAGACTTGGACCAAGCCTGCAGGAGTCACAAGCATCAACGCAGTCATGTGGGGTGGAGGCGGAGGTGGTGGTAACCCTGGCGGAAATGGTGGCGCCGGCGGCGGCTACACATACGGAACCATTGACGTCAGCAGTGTGTCATACCTTCATGTGATTGTGGGACAACTTGGCGAAGGTGAAAATAATTATTTTAATAACGGTAACGGTAACGGTTGCGGTGGAGGATTGAGTGGTATATTTACATCATTTGATTCAGATAGATCAGCAACACATGGCAGATCCGTACTGATCGCTGGAGGCGGCGGTGGCGGAGGTAACAATGGAGGTTATCCTGGTACAGGTGGCGGATCATCGGGAGTTGCTGGCTCAGGTGGCCAAGGTGGCGGAGGCGGCTCACAAAGTGCAGGCGGGTCAACTGCTTCATCCGGTGGAAGTTGTACTTCAAATTGTACAGCTCAAGCATTAAGAGGTGCTAATGGTTGCGGTGGCGCCGAATTTGATGGCGGCGGCTCATGGCCTAGTATGTATTGGGGCGGAGTTTGGTCTGCAGGTGCAGGCGGTAATGGCTGTAATGCTGGCGGAGGTGGCGGTGGCTACTACGGCGGCGGTGGCGGCGGTGGTAACCCTAACGGTGGTCAAGGCGGAGGAGGCTCTGGCTATATAGGAGGTCATTCGAGTGCTCCGGTAAGTAATGCATCAACTTCATCAAATGGCAACAGTCAAGCACCAGCAGGAACAGGACACACATATTATCCAGGTAGCAGTATTGGTTATGGAGCCAGCGGTGCAGAAGTTGACGGTAACAATGGTGCTGTGGTAATTTGGTATTAAGGATTGATATGAGAAACATATATGAAGCATTGAAAAGTTTAAACATAAACAATTATTCTTTAGACTTTGAACCTAAAAACGAAGAAGAATTTAATTCTGCGTTTGCAATCAATATTTTAGACGAAGCAGGTGTACCAACATCTACATCAAGAGACACAGCAGATTTTGGAGTTACTTGGTCACAACTGGTATCAGCAGACAACTTAAACGCACTGAGAAAAGTAAGAAACAAACTGTTAGCAGAAACAGATTTTTATGCACTGTCTGATGTGACAATGTCAGCAGAAATGACCACATATAGACAAGCACTGAGAGATATCACAAACACTTACACATCAATAGATGATGTTGAATGGCCAACTAAACCAGAATAATGAAAACTATTTCTTGGAAACAGGCATTTGATATTGCTACAAGTTATAATGATTTTGACAAAGTCACTTTGATTGTTTTCATTGATGATTGTTGTGTTGACTGCAACGGTTTTGTAGACAATTTACCACAACTAGAAAATGATCAATATCAAGTTTTTATAGTGAAAGATGGCGACGATATGCCTTTTAAACCAGTTAACTATCCAGTAGGTTATGTGTACATTCCAAATTCAAAACCGTTTACTGTGTTTTATGAAAATGTTCCTATTGATTCAGTTATGAAAAATGCACAAGAACAAGTGCAAACAATGTTGACACAAATTCAATAAATAATAGTATAAAATAGGAGCAGAAAAATGTGGAAAATTATTAAGCACGAAATACCAGAAACAATGGATAACTGGAGATTGATTCCAAGACTGTTGATCTTTATGTATGCGGTGGTATTTTATCAAACAATGAACTGGTTTATGACATTACCAGATCCAAACAATGCACAGGCAGGTTTTGTGTCAGTGATAGTTGGTGCTGGTGCGGCCTGGTTTGGTTTATATGTGAATTCAGGTTCTGGTAAACAAGTTAAAATAGAAACAACTGACAGAGGAAGTAAAACAAGTTAATGACACCAGATCTTAACACGTTGTCAATGGATTTGTCAAATATGCTACTGCCTTGGATAGCAGTTTTAATATCTTTGGTAGTAGCAATTTGGTTTAAAGATTTTGCCACAGCATTAGCCAAAGGTTTAAGATTCAAATTAGATCCAGCATTCAATGAAGGCGACGAAGTCTTACTAGATGGTGAACTAGCAATGATTGTTAAAATTGGTGCTAGACAAACTGTGTTTGGTGTATACTCTGATAGAGGCTACACTTGGAGATATGTGCCAAATGAAAGAATACCAGTTTTAAAATTAGAAAAAGTTATCAAAAAAGATCTTCATGTTGATAGTGATTTAGAAAAAGCACAGAAAATGAAATCGTTAATTGACAAAGTTCAAGATGAACAAATAGCCAAAAACAAAGAAGCCATTGAAAAAATTAATGGAAAAAATGATGAGTAGTATATTATTTAAATTTCAAAATCAACTTGCTGATGAATCATTGGAATCATTGTTTGACACAGTTGCCACAATAATTCCAGAAGATGCTTACTCAGAACAAATGTCAGCCAGTGATGGCATTGACACACAACATAATGTAACTTATCATGTCACACACGGTGAACACTGTTATGAAATGCCTTTAACAAGACCTCTATCAGTTGAAGAAGGCAAAGCACTTTACAGCATAATTGATCAAGCCATTGACCATGATTATATCATGGAAATTTCAGCAAATTCAACAGAATTACAGAATAGATACAAATTTACCAATTTTGAAGGTTCTATTTTAGAAGGCGACCTAGACTAAAAACCTCTTGACATTTGGGCATAATGTGTTATACTTAAAATATGACACAGCACCTGATGATAGATTTAGAAACACTTGCCACGACCATTGATGCTAATGTGCTAACTATTGGAGCAATTAAATTTGATCCACATGCAGATTATCGTGATTGGCAATGGTTAGAGTATCCAGAAACTCAAATATTTTATCGTAGAATTGATCCTGAGTCTGGATCTAATCTTGGATTAAAAATGGATGAAGATACTTTGACATGGTGGAGTAAACAGTCAGACGAAGTAAAAGCAGAAGCATTTTCTGAAGAAGACAGATATTCAATTGATGATGTTATGAAAGACTTTTATAAGTTTGCTTTACCTTGTAAATATATTTGGTCACAAGGTGCCGCATTTGACACTGTCATATGCGAACAAATTTTTCACAAACTACAAAAAGGTGCACCGTGGATGTTCTATAACATTAGAGACACACGAACATTGTTTGATTTAGCAGATGCTGAAATGCCAAAAGCACTGCATCACCATGCACTGTTTGATTGTTGGAGACAAACTATTGGTGTACAAAATGTATATCGTAAACTTAACATACCACGGAAGTTTTAATGAAAATTGGATTTTGTTGTAAATGGCTAAACGATCCTAGTGAATGTCGTGGCATGAAAATCAATGCCAAGGATAGAGATCTCAATGGACGTTCAACAACCATGCGTTGGCTACGAGAGCATCCAGAAGATGCAGAACAACGTCAATGGGATATCATGAATCACAATGCACAAGCGGCTTTGAAAATGGTCGAACGTGTTGGTTCTTTGCCTGAAGAACGTAGAATGGTTAGACTTGGTTCAGAAATGTTACAAGGATACACAGAACCTAGTTGGATAGAATGGTGGCAACAGTCACATATACAAAATCATCTAGCAAAAATATTTGCACCTGTTGGCGAAGCATCTAGGCGATTAGGAGTTAAAATTAGTTTTCATCCTGGACAATTTTGTGTATTGGCTAGCGATAGAGATGAAGTTGCTGAAAGAAGTAGATTAGAATTTGAATATCATGCTGACATGGCCAGATGGATGGGATTTGGTAAAAGTTTTCAAGACGGTTGCAAACTGAATGTTCATATTTCAGGCAAACGCGGTCCGCAAGGTATTATAGATATGATACCAAAACTTTCGCCTGAAGCACGTAACCTGCTTACTATTGAAAATGATGAAATGGGTTGGGGTCTTGATGCTAGTTTACAGTTGGAAAAACACTGTGCATTAGTACTTGATATTCACCATCATTGGATCAGAGATGAAGAGTATATTCAAGCCAACGATGACAGAGTAAAAAGAGTAGTTGACAGCTGGAGAGGTAGTAGGCCAACACTGCATTATTCATATTCTAGGGACGAAGCACTCGAACCAGCAGGACTTGGTGAAAACACTCACAATCAAATGCACGACATTAAGAAATTGCTAGAAATGGGTTGTAAAAAGCAAAAGCTCAGAGCACACAGTGATTTCTTTCCTAACCAAGCAGTAAATGAATGGGCATTGACATTTGGTGAACATTTTGATATCCAAGCAGAAGCAAAAGGTAAAAATCTAGCATCTCAGCAGTTGTACGATCTTTTTATTTCAACTAAATAAGTTAAAATAAGGAGATTGTTATGCAAAAGCAGACTACACATGAATCTGTTGTAAAAAGAACTTCTATTGGACGTGGAAGACCAAAAATGTCTTCAATGAACAAAAGTAAAAGAAGATCATACAAAAAATACAGAGGACAAGGTAAAGCATGAGGGCTACAGATTTAAACACCGCCGTTTTTGCGTTTGGCAGACTTAATCCACCAACAATTGGGCACGGACGCCTAGTTGACATGGTCAAAAGTCAGCCTGGTAAACCTTTTCTGTTTTTGTCTCACACTCAAAAACCCAATACTGATCCACTTACATTTCAGCAAAAGTTAAAGTATGCAAAAGCAAGTTTTGATGGCATTACAATAGGTGATCCAGAAGTCAAGACTATTATACAAGCATTACAGAAGCTGGAATCAATGGGTTTTGCACATGTTATATTAGTTGCTGGATCAGACAGAGTAGAACAGTTTCAAACCTTCTTACCAAAATACAATGGCAAAGATTATAATTTTGAAAGTGTCAAAGTTATCAGTTCTGGTGAAAGAGATCCTGATGCTGAAGGTATTGAAGGTATGAGTGCAAGTAAAATGCGTTATCATGCAAGTAAAGGCGAGTTTGATAAATTTAACGACGGTGTTGTAAATCAAAAAATTGCAAAACAAATGTATAACGATGTTCGTTCTGGAATGGACACACAAGAAGAAGTAACTGAAAATATCAGCACTAAACCAAAAGTATATGTTGATATGGATGGAGTACTAGCTGATTTTTTCACAGCATTAGCAAAATTTAGAAAAGTCAATCATTGGAAAGACGAAGGTGACATGAGTGTTGAAGACAGTATCAAAGCAATCGCTGGTACTGATTTCTTTTATACACTACCAGTTTTTCCAACAGCAAAACAATTGATTAACATGGTGCAAGGTTTTACAGGAGGTGAGTGGTATATATGCAGTTCACCGTTAAGAGGGGATCATGCTAATTCTAAAAAACACAAAGTACGTTGGTTGAGAGACAATGGCTTTTCACCAACTGACACAATTATCACTGGTAGAAAAGAATCATACGCAATAGACAAAGCAACCAAGATACCTAATATTCTAATTGATGACAAACCAGATAATATTCAAAAGTGGATAGCTAAAGGCGGTATTGGAATAAGATATCAAGCCAACAAAGACAATTTATCAAGAATTTTAATTGCATTAAATTTAGTAGAACAGTATTTTGAAAAAAATGACACAGTGACACCTGATTTAGTAAACAAAATTAATCAAGCAGTTGACACAGGTAAACTGGTCGAACATGGCGGAAGAATTGTGAAAGGAATTAATACCACAGTTGATGTTGGTGTTGACGCAATTAAAAAACAGTCAGCAAAAATGGGTTTCACAGTTGACAATGATGGTCGTCCACCAAAATTAAGAGAAGAATTAAAATTTCAAAATGACAAAGGTGATAAAAGTTTATTGACATTGCCTGGTACCAAAGAGTATCAAAAAATGAGAAAGACTTCTGAACCTGGAACAGAAAAATGGTTTAAAGCATATAGAACCTTACCTTATATGACAAAAGGTAGAAAAAATCATTACATGTTACCGGTAAAAGAACAAATTACTCTATTAGAGCAACAGATAAAACAGTTAAAAGAAAAATGGTCAAACAAATACAAAAAGTCAATTGACTGTAACAATCCTAAAGGATTTTCACAGAAGGCGCATTGTGCTGGAAAGAAAAAGAAATGAAATTAAAAATTTTTAACGCAAGTTTATCACCAACTAAAGAGTCAAACACTCAAGCATTAATTGACTTGGTAACACAAACTATTAGTGGGCTTGGAGTTACAGTTGATGTTGTATATCTAAAAGATTTAAATTTTGAACACACTATTAAGGATGTAAAAGATAATCTTACTCCGCATTTGATTGATGTTGTAGAAAACTGTGACATGGTTTCAATTGCAACACCTATATGGTGGGGAGTGCAAAGTTCGTTAGCACAAGGACTAATTGAAAGACTTGATCCTATTGATTCTTGGGGTCAAGACAATGATTATTATGCTTTATATAATAAAGTTTTTGGAACTATAGTTTCCGGCGGCGGAGATGGTTTCCAACATATTCATGGTAATTTATATAACATGGCTACTAATATGGGATTCACAGTGCCACCTACTTGTAATTTAGAAATTGCAACACAAGGTAGGGAAGAAATAATGAAAGACGAGGATGCTAAAAAATGGACTATGATATGGTGTAAAAACATGGTAACCTGGGCAACCATTTTAAAAAAAGCAAATCCAAGTAAATATGTGCAAGACGATAATATAACTAGGCCAAAGTATATTTAAAATGAAATTACATGACCTTTTTGAAGCAGAACCAGATCAAGAAGATCTATATTGGATAAACAAACCAAATCCTGATGATCTATGGGCAGTAGACAAACTAATACTTTCAAAGAAATTAGGATACATCTGTGGACCTGCCGGTATTGATGTACCCAAAGAAGCCGACTACATAGTAAGACCTTGTGTGAATGTTTTTGGGCTTGGCATGGGTGCTAAAAAAATGCACATCAAACAAGTCACTACACACCTACCACTTGGTACTTTTTGGTGCGAATGGTTTGAAGGTAGACATTTGACTGTGGATTATAAGAATGGCAAGCAAATACGATGCGTAGAAGGTTTTAAAAAAGAAAACACATTACAACGTTGGGACAAATGGCAATTAGTAGAAGATCAAGTTCCATTACCATCTTTGCTTAAAAAACACTTTTCAAACAAACCAAAACTAAATGTTGAGTATATAGGAGGAAAAGTAATTGAAGTACACTTTAGACACAATGTAGATTTTGAAGGTGATAGGCAAGAATACATTCCTGTTTGGAAAGGACAAAGCACCAAAGCACCTGAAGGTTACAAGTATATAAAACATCCTGATATACATGGAAGAATTGGAGCATTTGTCAAATGAAACTGTTTGAAATAATAAATTCAAAAATTTCAGTAGTTGAAGCATACATGATGGATCTTAATCAAGATGAAGACATGCTAGTGTTAAAAATTAAAGACACAGATCAAAAAGGTCATGTTGAAGTAAGAGGCAAAAAGAATTACGAAACTGATGGTTATGATCCAAAAGACAAACTACATCAAGTACTTGACCAATTAGATCCAGCCACAGTTGCAAAACTGTATGGCGGAGAAGAAGTATTTTTAAATCCAAAGAATTCAAGAACAGCACCAGCTATAGCAAAAGCAAAAGAATTAACCACAGAAAATTTTGCAGATGGCAAAGTCAAAGGCAAATCACGTCCTGGCAGAGTGAAACGTGCAGGTGCAAGTTGCAAAGGGTCAGTCACAAGTCTAAGAGCAAAAGCTAAAAAATCTTCTGGTGAAAAAGCAAAAATGTATCACTGGTGCGCCAATATGAAAAGTGGTAGACAATCTAAATAAATTGGTGTTAATATAAACATATGAAAATATTTTGTCCATATGCCGCAGGGGCTTTAAATGTAAAAATGAACACCGCTTGTGTTTGTTTCAAAAGCAAAGATAAAACACCTGTAGAGTCAATTGATAATATAGATAGTCTTGTAAACAATCCTCAAATGAATAAAGTAAGACTTGGGTTAGTTAATGGAGTTTGGCCAGAGAAGAATTGTGTACCCTGTAAGCAAGTTGAAGCTATAAATGGTAGATCTGCTAGAACAAAAATAATTGGTGCTACACCAGATAATATTAAAGAATGGTTAATTGATAATATTGATTCAAATGGTAATATAAAAAATATTTTATATTTAGAATTGAGACTTAGAAACAGTTGCAACCTAGCATGTCGACATTGCGATTCAGAATATAGTAGTCAATGGAATACAGTTGTTGATCAGTTAAATCAATTAGGCAAGCAACCTTACTATGAGAAAACAGAAAAAAGTGCATCAATATCAAAACAAATACCAATTGAAGCATGGATAGATTTTATTAAAAATCAAATTGATGCAGATGTTTTTGATAAAAATCCAGATCTTTTATTTTATTTAGAATTTACAGGTGGAGAACCATTTTTTCAAAAAGAATTTTATGAATTTCTTACAGAGTTAGAAAAGTTTCCTGAATACAAAAAAAGAATAGAATTAGGAGTTACTACAAATGGAATAATTGCAAATAGGTTTCGGAACTACAGTTTAGAAAAATTGCTTTCAGGATTTGGACGGTTGGCGTTGTGCGTAAGTTTAGATGCAAGTAAAAATTTTTATGAGTATTTTAGGCAAAATGGAAATTGGGGACAGGCAACTACTCAAATTTTGTCTCTTGCTAACAATATATCAAACACAAAAATACTTTTTAGTATTTCTCCTACAGTGTTTCAGTGTTTGCGTTTTACTGATATGTATAATGATTTTAATCAATTGTTAGGATATAATCTAAAACCTAAAAATATTATAATAAGTGATATTCATAATCCTTTTTATTTGCGAGTTGAGAATATTCATCCTGATTTAAAAGCTGTTCTTATTGATGAGATTAAAAAAGCAAAATCTGATATCAATGATCCTGCATTTGATAAGTTAGTTGACTTATCTTTAAAACAACTATCAAAACCAGGAGATATAAATGAATGGAATTCTTTTTGTGACATGACTTTTAAATTAGACAAAATACACAACAAAAATGTGTTTGATTATTTTCCAGAACTAAAACAGTACTGGATTTCATAATTGAGATAGACTTTGACAAAATAAATAGTTATAATAAAAAAGAACAATAAAAATTTTAGAATGGAAAAAATATAAATGCAATTTGATTTAGTTAGCGATATTCATTTAGAACATTGGAACAACAACTATGATTTTCAAAAAGATAAAAAATCTGATCTGTTAGTAGTTGCCGGCGATGTAAGCGACAATCCTGACTTAACATATGAATGGTTAGTGTCGGTATCTTCAGAATACAAACAAATACTTTTTATTGATGGAAACCATGAACATCAAGGAACTGGTTTTGACATTGAAAAAGTTAATGAAAGAATCAAAGACATGGCATCAACTGTGCCTAATTTACATTATTTGTCCTCAAAACCTTATGTGAAAGATGATGTTGCAATCATTGGAACCAATGGCTGGTGGGATTTTAAAATAGGAGAACCATATGTGCCAAGGTCCTACAGCTTTGAACATATATGTAAACATTTTGGACAAGACACTGCAATTAAAATTTTAAAACAATCAACTGTTGAATATGCAAAAATGGTTAATTGGTTATCTGAATATCAATATAATGACAACATAAAGTCAATTGTTTGTATAACCCACACATTGCCAGTAAAAAGAGCTATAAGCTGGGCAGTTTATCCTCCAATACAGAAAGCAGTGGGTTGCTATGGTAACTCTTTAATGGAAGAATTACCAATATATTTTGATAAAATTAAAGCATGGTGCTTTGGTCATAACCATGATCAACAAGAGTTTATACAAAACACAGTCACGTATCATTCAAATCCTAGGGGTCGACCAGAAGATTTTAATCGTAAAACTTACACACCAAAAACAATCTTTCTGAAATAAATACTTTTATGAAACTTAATGAGTTAATAGAGGCTAAAAAGCCAAAACCAACTAATCCAAGCAAGTGGAGTTACTATAAATCACAAGCTAAGAAAAAGTTTGATGTTTATCCTTCGGCTTATGCAAATGCTTGGGCGGCCAAGATGTACAAAAAAGCTGGCGGTGGCTGGAGAATGAGCAAAGAAGCTGTTGATGGATTGCAATATCATTTTGACAAAGGCATTCCGTTGAGAGAAACTGTATACAGACCAGGATCAACTGCATTTTTTGAAATGTTTGAATTGGCTAGAGCATTGTACGAACAAGGTATGATATCAGTAGATTGGCAAGATGCTGAACTGTTAGAAACTGATATAGGCGATGTTGTTAAAACTGCAAAAGGTGATATCGCATTGGACATACCTTTTGAAGAACAACTCAATGAAGCAGAGTACCAGGGTAAAAAAGTAGAGCTCAATAAACCAAAACGTGGCGGTAGTAAAAAGTTTTATGTCTATACTCGTAATCCAAAAACTGGAAATATTAAAAAAGTTAGTTGGGGCGATACTTCAGGATTAAGTGTTAAAGCACATGATCCTGCAAGAGTTAGAAGTTTTGTTGCAAGACACGATTGCAAAAATGCTAAAGACAAAACCAAAGCAAGTTACTGGGCTTGTCGTACACCAAGATATAAAAACTTAGGCGTCAAAGGAGGCCAGTGGTGGTAAAACCTTATTCAGACAAAAGTCTTGCAAAAGGTGTTATTAGACGAGTGTTTACTGAATCAGTTGAAACTGAAGAATTAGTTTGGCATCAAGATCACAACACAAGAAAGATTACTGTAGTTGAAGGTACTGATTGGCAAATACAATTTGATAATAATTTACCATTAACAATTTCAAAAGGTGACACATTTGTTATTGAAGCAGAACAGTATCACAGAATTATAAAAGGAAATACTGATTTAGTATTAGAAATTGATGAAAGAAAAAGTGAGGTTTAAAAACATGTCAATGACATCGGAAAAAACAATTAAGTTAAATATGGACCAAGTTATTCAAGCTCTTGCAGATTACATGTATGATGAAGGCATGATTGATGATTTTGAAACTAATGGTACTATGGTATATGAATTAAATAACGATGCATCAGTAACAGTCAAGTTAAAGTTTGATTCACCAACAATGCAGTAAGGAACACAATGTTAATTAATGATATACTCAATGAAGAATACAAAGGCGGACTTCGTAAATGGTTTGGCCAAAAATGGGTAAACATTGGTAAAAAAAACAAAGATGGAAGTCATCCTGAATGTGGCACAAGTGGTGATAAAAAAGGGTACGCTAAATGTGTGCCGGCTTCAAAAGCATCATCGATGAGTAAAAAAGAAAAAGAAAGTGCCACAAGAAGAAAACGTTCAGCTCAAAATAAAGCAGGACGAGGCGGAAAAAAACAAGCTGGGCAAGGAAACAAGCCCATACGAGTATCAACAAGCACTAAAAAATAATTAACTGTAATAAATAGTAGTATGAGATACCAAGATTTAGTTGAATCAATGAGCTTTATGGCCGGCGCTAAAGGCAAAGACAATATGTGGAGATCTGTGGTTGATTCGGGCGATAGATATCATGCAGATGTGTACAAAGCAGATTATCCATATGATGCAGATCCTAAGCCAAATCCAGATTACAAACCTGAACTAGATCTCACTCTTGCTAACGCAAACATGAGGCAAGTGATGGACGAGCTTGGATATCCAACAGATTTAGAAGATGCACCACCTTTTCCAATTGATGAATTCATAGCAAAAACAACACAATGGTTACAGAAAGCAATTGGCAAACCGTCACCAGAAGAAAAACCCACAGTAGATAAAAATCCAGGCGGAGTTGCAATGATTAGTGGAGGAAAGCCAACTGGTTATTACAACCAAGTGATCAAGCAAATGAATTACATTGCCAGGATTGGTAAGCAAAATGGTGCAACACACGTTTGGGCAAGTTAGGTAAATATTAATATGAAGTTAACTAATTTATTTGAAAGCAAAAAAGAAGTCAAAGATCGTAATCCTGTTGCAAAAGAATTACGTCAAAATCCTTTATACAAAGCAAAAACTGAAATAGATAAAAAGAAAGAATCTAAAAAAGGTTATCAGAAGCATAAAGGTAAAGTAGAAGAAGCAGACTTAAACAACTTAGGTAACATGAACGACAAAATGCGTGATATGTTAGACAAAGTTAACACAAACGACAAAGCACAAGCACAAGCAGACCAAGATAAAGCAGAACAACAGCGTCTAGCCAAAGTTAAAGAATTAGGCGACGCCGGTATGCAAGATTACATACAGAAATTAAAAAGCCACGATTGGACTTATGAATATTCAGATGATCACAGTGTGTGGCAAAAAGGATCAAGCGAAAGATCAGAAATACGTAGACTGTCAGCAATACTAGATCCAAAACGTGAAATTTGGAACAAGTATGATCCTTTTGCTAA